AAACAAGTACAAGCATATTATGCAAAAACAAAGAAGAAGATGTAATGGCACTATACCAAGGTAAATCAGTTAAGTTAGATAGTCCTTCTAGGATTAAAAAAGGTGAACCTGGGTATGGTCGTAAAAAATTTAAAGTCTATGTGAAGGATGGAGATAAAGTTAAGAAGGTTATGTTTGGAGACCCAAATATGGAAATCAGAAAAGATAACAAAGAAGCTAGAGCTTCATTCAGAGCAAGACACAAATGTGATACAGCGAAAGACAAGACTACACCTAGGTACTGGTCTTGCAAAATGTGGTAAAATAGCAAAATAATTTTGAAAGTAAATTGTCCTAGTTGTAAAAAAACATTATCTATTATTGATGGTAATGTAGCTTGTAAGAATAAAAAATGTAGAAATTATGACAAATAAAAAAATATGTTACGCAGCAGGTTGTTTGAGACCACTACCTCCAAGGTCAAGTAAATTTTGTAGCACACGCTGTAGAAATAGAATTGCACAACAAAAAAAAAGAGCTAAAGCTAAGGGTATAGAGTGGAAGCAAGTAGATGATGTTGTTAATATACCAAGTCAAAATAATGTACAACAACGCAGAGGTAAAGTTTATACAGACTTAAAAGAATCAGGATATGGACAACAGATATTAGAAAAAAAAGTAACTATGTCAGAAGTTGCTAAAGTTCTTGATACATCAGTTGCCTCTGTATCAATGGCATACAATGCGTGGGTAGAAGATACAGAAACAGAGATTAAACAAAAAACCTGGGAAGTACCACAAGTCGCAAAAAAAACATTAGAAGATTTTAAAGATTTTAGAGATAGATATTTTGAAACAGAACAAGGTGTACCATTTGAAACACCAGAGTTTCACATTAAGTGGATAGAGTCTATATTGACTGCTATAGAAAATGGTGAACAACACATGATACTATCACCACCTAGACATGGAAAAACAGAGTTGCTAATACATTTTACTGTATGGCTTATCTGTAATAATCCAAACATAAGAATATTGTGGGTTGGTGGTAACGAAGATATTGCTAAAAACTCTGTGTCTTCTGTAATGGACCAGTTAGAAAACAATGAATTGTTAATAGAAGAAATATGTGGACCAGGTGCAAAATTTAAACCACAAAACAGAAGTGGTAAAGCATGGTCATCTACAGAGTTTACTGTAGGTACTAGAACAGTTACTGGTATTAAGTCTCCTACAATGGTAGGTATTGGTAGAGGTGGTAAAATTTTATCAAGAGACTGCGATATTATTATTGCTGATGACATTGAAGACCACAGTTCTACTATGCAACCAGCATCAAGAGAAAACACAAGAAACTGGTGGACTACAACTTTGTCATCAAGAAAAGAGGAACATACAGCTATGGTGGTTATTGGTTCAAGACAGCATTATGATGACCTGTACTCACACTTGTTAGAAAACGAATCTTGGAAAACAACTGTAGAAGAAGCACATGATACAGCTTGTACTTTACCTGACTGGGATGAATCTGAACATACAGACTGTATGTTGTGGAAAAGTAAGAGAACATACAAGTGGTTAATGGACAGGAAGAGAGCAGCAGAAACTACAGGTGGTAGAGCAATATACGAAATGGTTTATCTTAATGTAGCTATGCCAGATGGTCTAGCTTTGTTTGATAGAGTTGAGATAGAAGAGTGTAGAGACCAAAAGAGAGACATAGGACAAATACCACATGGTGTTAGATTAATTGCAGGATTAGACCCTGCATCAACAGGATATCAAGCTGCGTTCTTGTGGGCATACGATATGGAGACAAACAAATTATATATGGTAGATATGAATAACCATTTAGGTGGTGGTATTCCACAAGCATTAGAAGTGATAAAAGAATGGTGGACAAAATATAATTGTTCGCATTGGGTAATAGAGGAGAATGGTTTCCAAAAAGCTATTAGACAAGACAGAAGCATAAGAGAGTTTGCATCTAGTCATGGTATCTTTTTAGAAGGACATGAGACTTATAAAAATAAATTTGACCCAGTGTATGGTGTAACAGCTATGAGACCAATGTTCCAGGAACAAAATATTTCTTTGCCATATCTTAGCTTTGAGGCACAAGAGAAGGTAAACTTATATACAAGTCAGTTAGTGTACTTTAGTTCTGCTAAGAATAAAAGCAAGAGTGTAGGTACAAAGACAGACATTGTTATGGCTAGTTGGTTTCCAATGAGAGCAATTAGGCGTATGCAAAAAGAACGCTTTGCAGAACTAGGATATGATTATAACCCTAGCTTTACAGGGTACGAATCTAGTAATATGGATATAGATAATTGGAGATAAATAGGTGTTAGACAATAACAAGTTATACGACAAAATAGATTACCTAAGAATTGTTAATCAAGACCAAATGATTGATAGGTCAAGAATCAGAGATATTATGAATGGTGGTGAAGCAGCAGTCAAAGCGTTGCTAGGTAATACAATCAATGTTGAATACCATGAGTTACCAGCACCTAACTTGTTCTTAACTGCATTAGAGAGATTTGCACAAAAATTAGGTAGAAGTCCAGATTTAAAAGTTGACATTATTAATGAAAAAGATAGTGAGAGAGCAAAGAAGAAATCAGAAAAACTAGAACGCATAGTTATGGCTTATGACAAAAATCAAAAGCTACATATGCAGTTACCACAGGTAGGTAGATGGTTACCAGGTTATGGTTTTGTTGTATGGGTAATTAAACATAGAAAAGATAAAGATGGTAATGCTTATCCATTTGCAGAATTAAGAGACCCATTTAGTTGTTACCCAGGATATTTTGGTAATGACCAACAACCAAAGGAACTTGCAATAATTACAAGAGTTCCACATAAAGTTTTAGCTCATCAATATCCAGAAGCTAAAGGATATATATACGCACAAGAAGGTAATGAAGGTTTCCAGAATCCATACTCTGCATTGTTAGATAGTACAGATAGAGCAGGTAGTTGGGCTAACTCAACAGGACATGGAAAAGTTGTAGTTGAATATATTAATGAAGATGGTACATATGTATATCTTCCAGAAAATAAAAAAACTATAGACTTTATTCCTAATCCACTTAAATCAGGACCAACATTTGTTATTGCTAAAAGATATAGCTTTGACCAAATGCAATCACAGTTCCAACACATTACAGGTCTTATGGCAAATATGGCAAAGATTAACATACTTGGAACTATTGCTATGGAAGATGCAGTCTTTACAGAAACAAATATTATTGGTGAGATAGAATCAGGAAAATATAGAAAAGGCAGATTTGCTGTAAACTATTTGACACCTGGTTCGCAAGTGTCTAAGCCAGTCAACAATCTACCTTACCAATTATTTCAACAAGTAGATAGACTTGAACGACACTTGCGACTTGGTGCAGCATATCCTGTATCAGATGATGGACAATCTCCTAACGCATTTGTTACTGGTAGAGGACTAGAAGAATTAGGACAATCTGCATCATTACATGTTAGAGAATATCAAGCAGTTCTTGCAGATGCACTAGAAGAATTAGATGCAAAAAGACTTGAATATGATGAGGCTATGTTTAGTGATACAAGAAAACCTATTGCAGGTTATCATAAGGGAACTGCATATAGAGAGACATACACACCATCATCAGACATAAAAGAATTTTATACTACAAGAAGAGTCTATGGAGTTATGGCAGGGTTTGATGAACCACAAAAAATAATAACAGGGTTGCAATTAAAACAACAAGGCATAATAGATACACAGACTCTACAAGAAAACATGGATGGACTAGATAACATTACTAAGATACAACAGCGTATATCAGCAGAAAAAGCAGAGACAGTATTGTTTGAATCATTAATGGCACAAGCTGCACAAGGAGACCCTAAAGCAACTATGGCAGCTATAGAGATAAGAAAAAATCCACAGAACATGACAAAGATAATGGATAAGTTTTATACGCCAGAAGAGCCAGAGATGAGTCCAGAAGAAATGATGTTAGCACAACAACAGGCACAACAAGGAATACCACAAGGTCCAGTAGCTGAACCAGATATTGCAAGTGTCTTGGCAGGGTTAGCTGGTGGTGGTCCTCTTGCCTGATATTAATAAAAAATTTTTTGACATTATCAATCAAGAAGATTGGGATGATGTTCCAGTAGATAATAATGACCCTATAATACAAAGAGAGTATATATCACAATATGATGTACCTCTTGGTAATATGATATTACCTACACCAATACCTGGTGTTTGGATTAGTATTAATTTAGGGTTTGAAGTAGAGAATCCAGGAGATTTTGAATAATGGTTAGAAAACCAAGTGCATTAAATAAAAATACAGATACAAAAGTAGATGGTGCATATGCAGATATAGTTGCACCACCAACAGCAGAAGGAGACCCATTTGGTCAAACTAAAGCAATACAAAATCAAATTGATGCTATAGGTGGACCAGTTGCACAAGAAGTAGTTGCTACAGGTGGTATGCCTAATGTAGGTAACTTACCAACACAAATGGGAGATGAATTATTTTCTGCACCATCACAAGTTCCAGGAGAGCCAGGCAATCAAATATCAGATATGCCACAGTTGTTTGATACTTCTGCTAAT